AACTGCGTTTAATATACAAAAAGCGGCAAATATTGCTTCGACAACTATTGATACTTATACTTCAGCAATGGCGGCGTATAAGTCAGCCGTTGGAATTCCTGTTGTAGGTCCCGTTATGGCTCCAATAGCCGCCGCGGGTGCAGTTGCAGTTGGTTTAATGAACATTAAAAAAATAGCCGCGTCACAATTTGAAAGCGCAACCCCGCCAAGTGACGATACAGGCGGAGGCGGTGGCGGTGCAACTGCGCCAACAATGAGCGCGCCACAATTTAACGTTGTAGGACAAAGCGGAGTTAATCAATTAGCAAGTTTAAACCAACAACCCGTACAAGCGTATGTTGTTTCCGGTCAAGTAACTTCACAACAAGCACTTGACAGGAACAGATTAGAAAACGCAACTTTAGGTGGTTAAAAATGCAACAAACAAACAAAAATTTAATTTAGAAGATATGCGAATAGTAGAATTAATTATTGACGAAAAAGACGAGGAAAGCGGAATTTCCGCAGTAAGTGTTGTTGAAAGTCCGGCGATTGAAAGCGATTTTTTAGCACTAAAAAAACACGAAATAGAATTAAAAGAAGTTGACGCAGAAAAGCGGATTTTAATGGGTGCGGCTTTAATTCCAAATAAACAAATTTATCGTAAGAACGAAAAAAACGAAGAATACTATATTTACTTTTCGGAAGAAACCGTAAGAAAAGCAAGTGAATTATTTTTTATGAATAGCAATCATAATAACGCAACTTTAGAGCATAAAGATAAAATTACCGGAATGTCAGTCGTTGAAAGTTGGATAACAGAAGGTCAACACGACAAATCTATGAACTACGGTTTTAACTTTCCGAAAGGAACTTGGGTTATTTCAATGAAAGTAAATAATGATGAAATTTGGAACAAAGTTAAGTTAGGTGAAGTAAAAGGATTTTCTATTGAAGGTTATTTTGCGGACAAATACGAAATGAGTTTAATTAATGAAGAACAAATTTTAATGGATAAAATCAAAGAAATTATTTTAAATGGCGAAGCAAACTAACGTTAAAATCCACCTTAAAAAACCAAAAATTAAACGCGCCGGAGTACACGCAAAAACGCGAACTAGTAAATTAAAATCAAGTAAAAATTACGTCAAATCTTATACACGACAGGGTAAATAAACGTAAAAATAACGAAAATACTAAATGCGATTTAAAGCACTTTTAAAGCGATTTAACGAACTTTAGTTTTATATGAAGGTCTAATACGTTTTTTAAGAGAAGTGAAGAATAGAGCGTGGGCGTGACTTACAGAAGCACTAAAAAAAATAATAAAATGGACGATAAAAAGAAAAAAGACGCTGAAAAATCACGAACAAGTCCGAAAGGAGGCAGGCGCGGTTGTCTATGTAAAGACGGAAAATCTTACAATGTAAAGTGTTGCGACGGCACACTAAAAGCACAAGGAATAGGCGCAGTTTAAATTTAAAAATACAACAAAAAATAAACAATTAAATTATACTAATATAACCAAAAAACAAAAAAATGAAAACAAGCGTAATTAACCAAATTAAAAATTTACTCGGTATGGAAGTAAAACTAGAAACAATTAAATTAATTGACGGAATAACAATTTTTGAAGCGGATACTTTCGAAACCGACAAAGAAGTTTTTATCGTTACGGAAGACGAACAAAAAATACCTGTTCCGATTGGTGAATACGAACTAGAGGACGGAAGAATTTTAGTTGTTGAAGTTGAAGGAATTATTTTAGAAGTAAAAGACGCGCCAACTGAAGAAGAAGTAGTAGAAGAAAAAGCGCCGGAAGTAGAAGAAGAAGTAGAAGCAAAAACAACAAAAAAGACAATCGAAAGCATAGTAAAAGAAACATTCTTTGCAGAAATAGAAAAACTTGAAAAAGAAAATAAAGAGTTAAAATCGAAATTAGAAAACTTATCTAAAGTTGACGCAGTTACAACAGAAGTGACCGAACTAGCAGAAGTTAACCCAATTTCTTTTAACCCCGAAAATAAAAACGAAGTAAACCAAATGCAATTTGGAAGCAATAGACCAAAAACATTAATGGATACAATTTTAGAAAAAATTAACAAATAATATTAACAACTTAAAAATTTAAAAAATGCCAAATCCGGTTACAACAGGAACAACTTACGCAGGTACATTTGCCGGTAAGTATTTAAGCGCCTCTTTATTAAGCGCGCCAACTTTAGACAATGGAGGAATTACAATTTTACCAAATGTCGCATACAAACAAGTTTTACAAAATTTATCTACGGGTTCAATTGTCGCAAATGCGGCTTGCGATTTCCAAACAGGAGCAGGAACCGTAACACTTACTGAAAAAGTATTACAAACAAAAGAACTGCAAGTTAATATTCAACTTTGCAAGGGCGACCTTATGCAAACGTGGCAAGCGGCGGAAATGGGTTATTCTTCTTACGGAACTATGCCTAAATCATTTGACGATTTTTTAATCGCTCACGTTTCGGCAAAAGTTGCCGCGGCAACTGAAACAAACATTTGGACAGGTTCAGCAGGAGCAGGAACGTTTGATAGTATCAAAACTTTAGCGTTAAACGACGCAACCGTAATCGATGTAACGGGTTTAGTAGGTGTCAATTTAAACGCTTCAGTTATTATTGCTGAAATGGGAAAAGTTGTTGACGCAATCCCGGCAAGTCTTTACGGAAAAGAAGGATTAAAACTTTATGTTTCACAAAAAATTGCTAAATTGTACGTTCGCGCTCTTGGTGGTTTTGGAACGAGTGGTTTAGGAGCAAATGGAACAAACGCACAAGGAACGCAATGGTACACAAATGGTTCTCTTTCGTTTGACGGAATTCCAATTTTTATGGCTACGGGTTTAGGAGCCGACAATATGATAGCCACCACGACTGATAACTTGTTCTTTGGTTGCGGACTTTTAAACGATAAAAATATCGTTCAAACTATTGATATGTCGCCAATCGACGGAAGTTTAAACTATCGTGTAATTATGCGTTACAATGCAGGTGTTCAAATCGGAGTTGGTGCTGATTTAGTTCTTTACGGAGTATAAATTAAAATAAAAAGCGGAGTGTAAAAATTCCGCTTTACAATATTAACATTTAAAAAAAAAATTTTATGGCCTGCGAGTTATTATCCCACGGATTACTTGACGATTGCCAATCGAATGTTGGAGGAATTAAAGCGATTTATTTTATCAATTCGGGCAATCTATTAACACAACCTCTTGCGAATTTCGGAGCAACACCCGATACAAGCGACCAATTAAACACAATTACACTAACACCTTTAAATACAAGTTTGTATAAATACGAATTAAAAGGCGCAAATTCTTTTGAACAAACAATTACTAGTTCAAGAGAAAACGGAACTACATTTGTTGAACAAACTTTAACTTTTACAACTAAAGGTTTAACTGCGCAACAAACTAGACAAATGAAACTTTTGGCTTTTGGAAGACCACAAGTTATTATTCACACGAATAGTAATAAATTTCTTCTTGCGGGTTACGAAAATGGTATGGACGTAACAACGGGAACTATTTCCAATGGAACGGCGTTTGGTGACCTAGTTGGTTACACTATGACGCTTCAGGGTATGGAGCCAATACCTGCGAACCACATTAACGTAAATTCTCCTTATGGAGCAACTGAAATTAAACTAGTAACAGGAAACACTTCAGTTATTGTTACCGTTTAAGACTTAAAAAAATTATTTTTAAAGCCGTTCTTTATGTTCGGCTTTTTTTTTGACTTGAAAAAAGAACAAAAACACGAATTTTTAATTATTAATGTATGATAGTTTTAACACCTTCAGTTACACCGCAAACGTTTAGTTTTATTCCAAGAAATAATACATTTAATATTATGGAAATAACAGACGAACAAACGAACATAACAACACAAGTTGCGATAACGTCAAGCACGATAGGTAACTATATTAACACGATTACCGCAACGTTTGGCTTAATAGAAGGACATTTTTACAATTTAGTTTTAAGAGTAGGTACAAGCATAATTTTTAAAGATAGAATTTTTTGCACCGCTCAACCTTTAGTTACATTCTCGGTAAATAATAACCAATATGTAAGTAATTCAACAACAAACGAATTTATAGTTTATGAGTAATATACACGTTTTAAATTTAAGCGGTTACACAACGCCAATAATTCAAGAAGCAAATCGCGAAAATTGGGTAGAATACGGCGACGATAATAATTTTTTTCAATATTTAATTGACCGTTATACAAGTTCAACGACAAATTCAGCAATAATAAACAACATAGCGCGTTTAATTTACGGAAAAGGTTTAAGCGCCTTGGA